GATGTAAGGTAATTAAGCTGATCTATTACGTTAGTCCCATCTACATACAGAAGTGCTTTTTTGCCATTAGGAATTGTTATTCCTGTGCCGCCTGATGTCTTTACTCTAATGCTCTGTGCGCCTGCCGTATCATTGTGAACAATGTATGTCTTCTCTATTGTCGGGACTATTAAGTCCCTAGTCACAGTAAGGGTTGTAGACATATCAGTGTCAACGTACAAGAACAGGTTTCTTGCGTCCTGACTGGAGTTTGACTCAGTAAGGGTAATGGTTTTATTTGCATCGCTGGTGTATTCAACCACGCCGCGACCAACAATAGCTTGCTCCAATCCGTTCTCAAGGTTGCTATTGGTTGTATCGCCCCATCCATTAACCTGATCGCCAGTAGCCATCAGCTCTATCTTTAGACTTGGTGTATATGTGCTTGCCATGATTTTCCCCTTATTTCCAAACTTCTACTGGAGGGGTAGCCCAAACTAAATCACCGGCAGTTGGATAAACAGCTATATTTCTAATCTCGTTACGATACGCTATAAACTCATCCTGATTTGCTAAATACGGGCTGTTAATAGGGTCAGCTACATCAGCTATGGTTGTCCAGTCAGTAGAACTTAAAATACCAGAAGCAGTTGCTTGATTCTCTGCGGCTGTAGGCGGCTCTGGAGGAATTGGGGTGTTAGCCACCGTCCATGCAGCCATTGCGTTATCTGCCCATTCTGGCAGCACTGTTATATCTTCGTTAGGCTGATCCACATACTCAATCCATCCAGCAACATCTTGCCATTGAAGAGCGTGTACATTAACGGGGGTTCCTTCCCATACCAGATTTAAATAACAGAGTCCGTCTTCATAGACAGCCTCATCGGAAGGTATGATTGTTAGTTTCATTTGTTTGCTCCGGTTATATTAGTTAATCTTTTGTTGCAACAATTACATCTACATATGTTACCGCTAAGTTAATCGCTGTACCTGTAAACGTGGCGGCTGGGTGAGTATGTGACAGACCACCTCCTGCGTTGCCAGTTGACCCGCTGTTGCAGAAGCGTAGACTCGCTGCGCCACCAGTTGATCCATTGCTGGCTGATGTAACAACGGCAGATGTGTGAGAATGAGACGGTATTTGCGTTGTTGCTAAAGTGGTAGCTCCAGAAACCCCGTTTGTCCCCGCAACAGCCTGACTTGCAAATGCCGTAGTAAACGCTACAGAGCCACCAGAACTTGCAGTTCCAGTAACAACCCTTAATGCTGAATTATCATTAGTTAAAACTTTTGTCCAGCCTGTAGGAGCAGCGGTCTGCTTAAATATCATTGCTGTTCCAGCGGGGAATCCCCCCGCAGACGGGGGGGTCTGCCAAGTTGCCGCCGTGCTGCTAGTTGCTATTAAGTATTGACCAACAGTAGGAGCCGTTGCAGATGACACATTCACTACTGTAGTGGCTGAATTAAGAGCATTGGTTGAATCACTTATACGAGCAGAATCAACTCTCACGCCATATGTTTGTGATCCATTCCATCCCATTAAAGTAGGATATGTCGCTGTCCACGCGAACGTTGAATTGGTGTTATTAACGCCAGAACCAGTTGGAGATGTGCTGGCTGAAGCATCAAATATAACGTGATTGTTTCCGTAGTTCTTCCAACCTAGCATGTTTGCTACAGCGCTTGATCTATATGTTGACCAGTTAGTTTGGTCACCGATGAATGTATAAGCCGTGCCTGTTGTATTCTGATTAAGCGTAGGAAAGTCTGCGGCTACCGCTATAGTTAATGCGCCAGTTGTAGTTGTACTCTTTAGTATGCCAGTAGCTAGGAGTGAAGTGCCATCAGAGTAATCAGCGCCACTTGTCCCAGCACTTACAATCCCAGACACATTACTGCCCTTCAACATGCCTGTTACTGTAGTTGTTAAAGTTATAGCTGGAGTAGTAGTAGCCGTGGCTACAGTTCCAGCAAAGCCGTTGTTTGATACTACTGATACTGAAGTTACAGTGCCTGTAGCCCCCGCAGCATTGCCATTTAGCTTCTGTATTGCCTGAAGAATAGTATCTGTAGCTGCTACTGTACCTGCCCCTGATGTGTATCCAGTTAAGACCTTACCTATAACCGCTGAGTTGGTTAGGGTGGCTGCGTTACCTACAGAGGTGGCTTCACCCGTTAGGTTAGCATTGGTGGTTACGTTACTAGCAGTAAAGGCTGTAGCTGTGCCGGTTATGTTAGTGCCTACTAACGCACTTGGAGTGCCTAGATCTGGCGTTACTAGAGCAGGAGACGTTGCTCTTACAAAGACTCCAGTGCCTGTGCCTGTATATTCAGCAGAGGTAGAGTGAAAATACTCAGTGGCAACTCCGCCCTGTAACCCAGCCAAGTCATTATGTAGATTAGCCAGAGGCGTATTAACGTGGGTATTTCTATCTTCGCCATTGTAGGTTAGCGATATAGTCCTAGTGGCATCTGAAGTAACAAAGCCAAGAATACCCATCTTTGTTGCAGCAGTTACTACTGTTGATGGCTGAGTTGTAACCACATCAAACACGGTGTAGTTAGGAGATATAGATGTTATTTCTGGGGTAGTAATCCCAAACAGTTTCTTCCATACAGTGCCAGCAACTGCTGACTCATTTGTATACCCGCTAGGTGTAGTAATAGTTACTACCGTGTCAGAGGTTCTAGCGGTTATCTGGTACAGACCTTGCGGGGTCTGTAAGTATGATGCAGTTGTATTTGTAGCAGAAGCATCTATCACTGAAGTAGCAAAGGGCGTTCCTGATGATGCTGTAGCTGTGCGGCTTGATCCTGTGCCTGTGGTAGTTACAGTACCAACTACAAATGGAGTGGCTGTATATATCTGTCTAGTAATGGTTGTAACAGAACTACTAGCAATGCTATCTACACCAGCCCATATTGTGAAGTCATATATCCCAGCATCAAATATAAGCCTATTCAGAGCAGCAGTGATAAAAGCAGAGAAAAGCACAGTATTGCTAACTGCTGTTCCTGTAATGACCTGCTCTGCTGTTGTTACCGGGATGGACGCAAAGGTAAGAATAGCTACATCGTTGTCAGCCCCTGCCGCAGTTATAACTGGAGTGGCGTTATAAAATACAACACCCGTCCCCGCTGAGGCTGGGTTTGGCGCAACATTAGTCCAAGCTGTGCCGTTATATCCAAGCAACTGGTTAACCACTGCGGTGCCAATTGATACATCAGATAGATTCTCTAATGGTATTGATATGGCAGCAGAGCCATCAAAAGACACACCTGCTATGTTCCTTGCCGTAGCTAATACCGTTGCGGCTCCTGCTGTAAGACCTGCCGCAGTGCCAGTTATGTTTGTACCTGTAAAGGCTACCGGAGTACCTAATGCAGTTGCATTACCTGAAGCGTCCAGATTGACTGACTTCTCTGAAGGGTAAGTAACGAATACATCCTTGGTCCCAGCGGAGAATACTAGAGCTGTTGGCTCTGTTGCTGAACTGTTAGATAGAACTGTAGTACGGGCTAGTGTAGTACCGGAAGACGTATAGGTTCCAATGCCTACTTCCCACTCATTAGTACCTTGTCCTGCGATACAGTAGTAGGTAGTATTTCCATCGCCAACTACAGCAAAGGATTGAAAGCCAGCAGCAGCCCCAGCAAGCGTGAATGTGCCATTACCTGCAGTGGTGGAAGTCTCTTTTACTCTGTCAGCTAAGATGAGTGCCATATGTTCCTATTATGGTTGAGTTTTTATCACTTGCCAACCGCCTGTATCTGAAGTATTTATTGTACCCCAAGCAGTACTTTCTGAATTATTTATTGTATCCCAAGTGGTAGATTCTGAGGTATCAATTACTTCCCAGAGCAGTCTACTAGCAAGAGAATCTGAAGCCGCGGCAGATTCTGCAATTAAAGCTGCAAAAGCAGCGGCAGCGGCTGTGGATGAGGTGGCGCTAATTAGCTCCTGTATGCTCGAATGAAACTCCGCCATGCTTTCAATGGCATCAGAAGCAGAAGCTCCTTCACTAATAAATCCGTTAAGGTAGGCTAGGGCAGATGCCTCATCTAGAGCTGTAGCATTCTCATCCACGGCACTATTGATCTCAATAATTGCAGCGACTTGATCTTCTGCTGTAGCGTTTTCCTGAATTTCTGAACTGAAGTCTACCCCAGAAATTACTTGCTCAGATGCCGCTACCTGCTCTGCTATATCAACTTCAAATGTGGCTTGAGCTGCCGTAGCATCAGAAGCAGAGACAACCTCTATAACCGCCGAGTTCATGTCCGCTTGAGCAAAGACCTCATCTAGCCCAGTAGCCGACTCATCTATTGCTCCGTTTAAACTCACTGCTGAGAAGACCTGATCTTCTGCGACCGCGCTCTCTGCTACAGCCGATGCAAATACTTCCTCTGCGCTTACCTGATCTGCAGCCGTTACTGACTCATTTATAGCTACCGCAAAGTCTAGAGCCGCTAAAGTAGAGTCTAAAACAGAGGCGGACTCATCTATAGCCGCGACAAATGTAGCTACTGCTACTACCGTATCTTGTGCAGTGACTAGCTCATGGACATCTGCAGCAAATATAGCTGCCGCAAAGACCTGCTCACTTCCAGTCGCCGACTCTGCAATACTTCCGGGCAAACTGCGAGTTGCGTCTACCTGATCTGCGGCTGTGGCACTCTCTATAACGGCTGAGGCAAAGTCTTCACTTGAACTTGCTTGATCTGCTGCTGTAACGCTCTCATCAACCGCAGTCTCAAATACAGCGAGAGCCTCGACTGTATCGGTCGCAGTAACTGACTCATTGATATTATTTAAGAATATAGCAATGGCAGAGACTTGGTCTGTGCCAGTAGCGGTCTCAGCAACGTCCGAAGCAAACCCAACAACGGATAACACTTGGTTGGATGCGGCAGAGGATTCTTGTATTGATCCGGGTAGCTCACGGAGGGCTGATACTTGATCAGAGGCTGTAGCAGCCTCATCTATCGCAGAACTGAGGTCAACGGATGCCGTTACTGCATCTGTTGCAGTAACTGACTCAATTATGGATACAGAAATGGCAGGGCTTGCTTCAATAGAGTCTGATGCGGTAGCAGATTCGTCAATAGAACGGCTTGTGCTTAGATAACCAACTGACTGAGCGTCAGCAGTAACTGATTCTTGTATGGAAGATATTAGATCAACATGTGCAGATACCGCGTCAGCACAGGTTGTTATTTCTTGAATCTCACGATTTGCAGTTGCAGCACTTGATACAGCATCAGAAGCAGAGGCTGACTCGCTAACTTCAGCGTTTAGAAAAGCCCCTGTTAGTGACGCAAATGGCGCAGCCGCAAATGATGAGATTCCAAACACATTACGCTTCTGTCAAGGCGGCTTCTGGGAACCAGCGGTTTTGTGAAACGCCGTCAGCATCAGTCCACTCAATATGGTAGAAGAAGTCTCCATCTTCAGTCATACGGAGAGCTTGTACTGGACCTTGTGGGGTAACAGCAAGAACTTGAACAACCTGACCTTTGGTAAATTTAGTTGCCATTTTTATATCTCCTTATGCAGCGTCAAGGCTGAATGTGTAAGTAACATTCAAAGTATCACCAGCAACTACAGCACGATCACCGGGAGACTGGAAGTCAGAAGCTGAGAACAAAATGCCTGATGTACCTGTAGCCACATCAGTAAGGAATGCGCCAGCAACAGTGCCGCCGGGAGCCGTAATAGCAAACGCACTAGGTGCGCCTGAGTTATCAATAACTGAAGGATCGGCAACAGTTGCAGAGCCAAAAGTTACAGCCTTACGGTTGCCAGTGTAGTCTGTGTACTCAGTCCATCCAGCATGTGAAGCCAAGGTATCTGCTGCAACAATGGTTGCAGGACCGGGACCAGTAATTAGACCTAGATACCAAGCTGCGGTATAGGCAGCTCCAGAAAAGTACTTGTCATTCATGTCTTGAAGACCTACGTTAACAACCAGATTTGGGTTCTTTTCTTCCCATTTCAGTTTGCCGTCTTTGTCGATACACTGAATTGTAAATACGCCAGCGCCACCAGCGGCGGAAACTGTCGTCCCACTTAGCAGAACGCTTGCGCCTACTTTATCTACAGAAACTGCTTTATTTGAAATCATTTGAAACTCCTTTATGAAAGTCTAATAATTGCTGAAGTATTGGAAGCGGCTGGAAATTCTACTTGGAATACCGTAGTTGAGATCTTGTCCGAACCAAAGTCTAAAACACAAACCGATGCACCGCCAACCTTATAAATAAGCGCTCCACGAGAGGTCAATGCGCTTGTCCATGAGGTATTAGTGAAGGTGATAAATGCGGTCCCGTCCAGTATGCTCAAGGTTGGAGACAGAACATTGCCACCGGCAGTATACCCAGTCGCTACAACCTCGCCAACGGTTGTATAGGCAGCGGTATCCTGATCAAGAGTTGATGCATTGGTATACAGCGCTATCTTGAATACGTTTGTTGTGCCAACACCAAAATCAAAGTTCCCATCGAGAACTCCTGATTTAAATACGTCACAGGTAAAGTTTCCGGTAAATGGCATTATTTAACCGGTATCCGTACTTGCCCAGACCTGTAAGTATCCTGTCTTTCCATTCCATCACCCAGACGTTTAGCTAATGCCAATGCTTCATTATATCGAGAAACATAATTTTCCATAACGTCTTTGTCTGACTTCATGAATGCTGCTGCTTCTAGCATTGCGCCATAAAGCAAGACTGTATCAAAGTTATCCCCAAGCCATGTTGTATTTGCTGTAACGATTGATTCAGGGTAGTAATAGTAATGAAGCTCTACGTCATAGGCTAAATCAGGGGTTGGTCCAAGAATGAATGACAGTTCATTCGTTATGATAGGTGGCGCATCGTTAGTGGTTGTTGGTCCAAACAGGGCATAGTATTGCGGCTTTCCCGTATCTGTCTTGATAGGGTAAGCAGCCCGTATGAAGTTAACATCCTTGTTAAGCAAGAAATCATATGCATCAGTGACTGTGTCTATAACAGCCATTGAGTAAACCGCCAGAAAATCTCCGGGCGCTGACAGATATTGATTATTAGCGGTTAATACCCCAGTGACATTTTTCCGTATGGAAGGGAACTGAACACTGTTATATATCCGCTGCTCTGCCTGATCAATAAATGTATTGATCTGTTGGGCAGACGTAAAGCTACTAACTGTTTGTGGGAACTCATTCTCACAATATGCCTTAATCGTCTGCGATAGTTCCGTGTAATTCATTAGCCCATCTTCTTCGAGTGACCAGTGCCTTTAGTGGCGACTCCAGTACCACGGGTCTTCATGGTCTGTGTGTTAGGGATATTGTTTGGATATCCGTTATTACCCAGATCCTCTTTTGACAGCCCAGTAATAGGCTTTGGCTGACTAGGGTTAACGCTAGATGCTTTTTCTGGAATAGCCATTATTTGCTCCCAGAGTTCTTGTGCTTGAACGAAGAGACCTTTTGATTAGCAACCTTAGCCAATCCACGACCCAACTCTTTCATTTGTAGGTTGGTCTTTCCGCCTTTGCTGAATTTCTTAACTGAGTTTCCTGCCGAAGGCTTACCAGCTGCGATTATAATCTTCATATTAACTCCTAAGTTGTGACTACTGTTACTGTTCCTAGCTGGAATGATAAAGCTAGGTAATTTGGTGTTAGCCCCACATCGCTTGCTCTAGAACCTCCAACAGGAGCATAGCCCCACTGGATAATTCTACTTCCGCCTTCAGGATAGCCGTTTTCATCAACAGCCGTTCCTGACCCATTAACCAATTGTAACCCGCTATTACCAGACTGCAAATAGCTTAAATCCTTTCTAGGATTCCTTACAGCCTGCGGATCGTCAATTGGATACATCCCCAGTTGTAACTGAGGCTGATCCGGTTCCCAGCATTCAGGACAAACAATTATATTAACTTGCTTTGTCTTGATGATCAAAGCCTTTAGCTGTGTTAGCTTGAACCTAAATCCGCATCGATCACACTCTGCAATCGAGTTCTTGGCGGA